CCATGTAATTTCCACATAACTGCTGATTTTGTCCCTTTATCAACATGCCAATCTAACTTAGTGTAAGGTTGTAAAAATATAAACTTAAAATTATATCTTCCTTTTGGATTAAATATATTTATAACTTCATCAAGCAGTTTATCTTCCCAAGGAGCATAGTGATATCCTTCTACTAATTGTTTTTTGTAGTAAAATAACTTTCTTGGTAAAGTATAAGCTACTTTTTCAAGATATTCATAATCTAATTCATAGTTAATAGGTAATAGATTATTTGGAATTTTTTCTAATTTTCGTGGCACTAATATCCTCTATTTCTTTGTCAAAATGTTCTTGTTCTATTGTATATCCAACTTTTCTGCCATAAGTAATATTGACTATATTAGGCACTATGGATATAGATACTATACCAGCTAAATGTGCTAGTTTTTTTCTTAAATTCTTTTCAACCTCGTGTACACTAAATGGGTTATTGTCACCCCAAGGCATTGTTCTTATCATTATGTCTACTTGTGGCGCTTTCTCCATACATCTATCTAGCAATGCTTGGTGTCCTTCATGCCACGGTTGCCATCTACCCAGCATTTGTACTGTAGGACACTCATCTTCCCATATGCGTCTACCTATCTGCCAACATACATCAACAGGGTCATCATCATCCCACTCATTTATATCATAGTCGTACTCAGTCCAATGCGGCCACTCAAATACTTTGTTAGTATCTTCATACTTACTATTTACTACTGTAGACATAAATATAGTTAAGTCAGCATCAAACTGCTCTCTACCTGACTTGTATGGGCAAATAAAATCTACCAAAGCAATTTTACCCATATCTTCGGCTTCCTCTGCTTTGTTTATCATTCTTCTGTACTGTCTCCAGCGACCTTGTTCTGAGAAGTCCCAGTCGTCAGCTTCTTTTCTTACTTCGTCTGCGTTGATATGGACTACTCTATCGCCCATTATCCTGACTATGTTTTTACATAGCGTAGTTTTGCCAGCACCAGACTGACCGAATATTAATACTTTCACTTAATTATTCCCTTTTCCCTTAGATAATCAATACTAATCCAACCAAAGACCCAATTAATCATCGTTTCTCCAATCTTTTAACCATTTAGCACCATCACGCTCTGCATCTAAAAATACTGCATTTGTAAATGCCACAGGTAAAATAACTGCTACATGAACTATAATGCTAGTTACTATACTGTAACCAAGCCATCCCATGTAATAACTTGCTACGAATCCGAAGTATACACTCCACATTACAAATAAAACAAGTGTAAAATATATTTGTAGACTTGGGTCTGGTATATATTTTAATGGATTATATCTATTATCCATAACCAGTCTCCAACAATCTACTATCCACATTATAAATTTTTTCATTTTAATAAATCCTCGTAATTCTTTCCTATTTTTACTTTTAACATAGCTCTTTCTGCTATGTGTATTGCTGACCTATATTCAACACATTTCTTACAAACTCTACATGGAACCCATCTTTTATCTTCTTTTACTTGACTAGGATTCATGCAAGTCCATGCATACTGTACAAGAGTAGGGTGTTCTCTTTTTATAAAAGAATATATTTCCGACTTTGTATTATGCTCAAATGGAAATAACATAAGAGGAGTTTTTAGTTTCTTTCTCCAATCTAGTCCATGTATTTCCCACTCATTATTTCTAATCATTTCTATACTTCTTTGAATACTTTTTAACATTCCTCTCTGTTGTCCGCTATCTTCTATATTTGTTCCAAACAATATAGCGTCTATCTTCCACTGAGGATTACCTGCAATTATTTTCACACAGTTATCTACATTTATAAATCCTGGTGGTATATTAATATGCTTCATAGGTATAGTTTCAGTACTTAATATAAAAGGAACTTTAAAATAGTCTGCACTCTTTCTAGCTGCAAGAACTAAATTATGAGTTCCTGGTACATCTGATACTACATAAGTCCAAACTATAGGTTTTCTACCCATATCTACTGCCCATGCTAAAGCAGCCATGCTTTCTATTCCACCACCATGGGGTACAAGTGTATCTACTCCATCAAAAGTCGCCTCGCCTTCTTTACTGTTTCTATCTTTAAAATCTATGTAAGTTTTAGGCTCCATAGTAAAAGTCCTCAAAATCTCTCTTGTAATAATCGTATATTAACTTTTTATTCTCGTCTGTCCACTCGTGAGTAGGTTGAAATTTATTTTTACTAACATTCCATTTATCATTTTCCCATCCTTCTAGTCCTATTTCTCTGTGTAGAGTCATATTCTCTAGTTTATGTATTTCTACCTCAGGTAATCTTACGAAAGTCCATTGAGGTTTCATAACAATACTAGGGTCAAAAGAAGGTTTCATTATATGTAATTCATATAATGCATCCATATCATCTATACAATTATGCCACTTGCCTTCTCTCATGCTTTCTATGGCACGAGGCACCCAATCTTTGAAGGGTGTTTTTACTAAAACAAGGTCAGATAGATGACTCCATGCACTACGAAAACGAGTATATGGATGTCTAACTTGTGCAACAAATTTCCAATCACTTCCATACTGTAAAGCATATTGGTCATACGGAGCATGTAAGTTTGTTACATACATATAATGTTTATTATGACCTCTATATCCTCTTACACAAGCAGTAGCAAATCCTTGACTCCAAGTTTGACTTGCAAATTTATACTCTGTTACACCATGTTCTCTTGCATATCGATTGACAATAGATGTACCTCCACATTTTGGTATGTGAATAAATATTGTTTTGTGTTTATGCAATATCATAGAGCTTTCCAAACTTCCCTAAGCTGTAATCATCAGCTACATCGAAGTCACACCCAATCGGGGCTTCTGGTATAGAAAGACCACGGTCTCTCTGTATACACTCTCTAAGTTTTTCTACATATAGTTCAATCTCATCTTCGGGGACTTCTGCTAATACAGAGTCATGAACAAGTGCGAATATCTTTGATTTCATTCCTGTCTTGACAATATATTTCTGCATTTCAATAGCACCCAGTAAGTTCACATCTGAAGCTACAGATTGAACAAGAGCATTTACACCACTACGAACTTCATGTGATGCAATACCTTTATCTTTACTAAATACATTCGGTAATCTTCTCTTTCTGCCAAAATGACTGTATATAAATCCATTTGCTTGAATGAATTTTTGCGTTCTATCCAACCAACCTTTTAGTTTCGGGAAAGCTGCAAAATAGTCATCAATGGTTGCCTTTGCTTCTGCAGGACTAAAATATTGTCCTGAGTCCTTGGTAACTTGTTCACTGATTTTTGCTGGTCCAGCTCCATACATGATACCAAAGGTAACTGCTTTTGCTTGTTGTCTTTCTGCTGTGTAATGTTCAGCGACATCGTCGACCTCACATGGCAGTCGAAATACTTGTTTCGCAATCGTACTGTGAAAGTTTCCACCGTCTTTGAAAACTTTTTGAAGATTTTTATCATCTGCCAAAATCGCAGCACAATAAACTTCTGCTGTTGTCAAGTCCATTGCAACAATCTTGTTTCCACTCTTTGCCTTGATACAACCTTTTACAGTGGGGTTGTCACGAGGAAGTTGTTGCATGTTTAATTTTCCACTGGAGGATAGTCTTCCTGAAGTTGTTCCATGTAGATTGAAGTTTGTTCTCAGTCTTCCATCTCTATCAAGCGCGGGAATAATTTTATCCAAGTATGTGGTTTTAATTTTTACTTTCTGTCGAATCTCAAGAATTAGTTCAGGTATCTCGTGTTCACTCGCAAGTTTCTGTAAACTCTCTGCGTCTGTGCTATCGGCTCCTGTACCCGTTTTCTTACCCGTTGGGGCTAAGCCTACATAGTCAAATAATAGACTTCGTAATTGTACTGTTGAGTTTGGATTGAACCCGTCTTTATCTTTGATAAATTGTCGCACTTCTGGATAACCATTTAGTTTCTCTACTGCTGCGTCAATATCTTCTTGCATACGCTTTTGACCAAACTCTAATCTTGTCTTGTCGAATGGTACACCGTTGCTCTCTACTTGAGTCAAGAATCTACATCCTTCGATAAGAATATTTTTATATACCCAATATAGTTTCTCATTTTTGAGTATTGCCTTTTCAAACTTTTCAAATAGCAAGAAGGTAACAACTGCGTCCATTGCAGCATAGTTCTTCATGACATCAAAAGGAACTAAGTCCCAGCTAAATGATTGTTTAAGTATTCCTGTTCTTTTTCGATAGTCTGTAATCCATGTATCAAGTTCTGCTTCATAATCACCATAGTCTGTATGCTTGATAGCAAGTTGTTTCAGACCATGTGTGCCTGGATTCTCGTCAAACATATAGTGCATAAGCATTGTATCTTCAAAATGAGGAAACTCAAAATTGAAATGATACTGAAACCATTGTAAGTCAAACTTAGCATTGTGAAATACAACTCGTTTCTTATTAAATATTTCTTGCATTAATCTTTCAGATTCTTCATCTATGCAATCACAATCAGCATAGATACCATGTTCTTTTTCATATGACATGGAGAATCCTAGCATATATCCATCACGACAGTATAAAGCTGATGTCTCGGAGTCAAGTGCTACGAAATCTCCTTCGTGGTCTAACGCTTTCTGTAACCACTTATTTAGTTGTTCTGTGTCTTGTATACCATAACACTTATCTTCGCCTAAGGATTTTTGCTTGAGTTCTCCGCTCACATATCCCGATATACTCTCGATGGCTTCCTCGAATGACTTCTTTGCCTCTGGTTTGAACTATATCATTGCGGGATTAATTAGTGCCAAAAATTTATCATCAATTATTTTTCCATTGTACTCTGTTATTGATGTCTTTCTAGTATACATTTTGAAAGGCTCGGAACCTACTAGAATGAGCCAATCATACGAGTCAGTATCGATTTCGATATCAACATCTCGTTTTAAAATTTTTTGTTTTGAACTATCTGAGCATAATGCAAATCTATCATACTCGAAGTCAAAGTACTTATCATAGTTAGTACTTGACATTGTTTTTTCTATTATTGCTATATTAGCCATATAACTTTTCCTTTAATCTTTCTATTTCTGGCTTTGTTAAATTGCCAGGGTCTATATTATCTCTTAATTTTACAACTCTTGCAGACATTTCTAATTTTTCTGCAATATCTTTAGCTTTTTCAGCTGCTTGTCTACCCGCCTCATCCCCGTCAAACATAATATCTAAACCTTGAACTCCTTGAAGTTTTAGTAGACTTAGTTTGACCCAATTCACTTGTTGTGTGCCAAATGTACACACAGTATTTTTGAGACCTTTGTCCCAAAGGTTAAGAGCATCAAATATGCCCTCCACCAATATAACTCTGTTTTGTATAGGTTTTACTTTTGCTGGACAAAAAGGCATCTCTGCGCCTTGTGGATAGATGTAATACTTCATCTTGCTAAAGTCGTCCAGACTCCTACCTATCAATGAAACTGTTTTTCCTGTAATGTCACGAATTGGAAAGATGATACGATTTTCGAACTGAGGTACATTCCATGTGAACGCATCCCATATATCAAGAGTTTCCTCAGATATGTTTCTAAAACCACCACCTTTCCACTTCAGTCTATCCTTCGGGAGTTGGATTCCGACAGTTTCGCTTTTAACTTTTTGTATCTTTTCTTTTATACGGTGTATTCTTACTTCTGTTGGAGAAGCAGGTGCACCATAATAGGTAAATAAATTACCTTTGTAACCACAAGAGAAACAATGAAATATACCTGTTACTCTATCTACTCTCATAGATGGGTTAGTATCGTCATGCTCTGGATTGAGACATGATATGACAGCGTCCTTTCCACTAAGGCGATACTGTATTCCTTTGCTTTGTAATAGTTCTTCTGCTATCATAATTACATATATTATATCAAAATTTTAAGTTGATGTCAAGAACTATTTTCCACATTCTCGGCTTTTACCTTCCAAGTGTATCCGTTCCTAGTTATTGTATACTGTCCGCCATGACACTTAATTATATCATTACCTGTATACTTAGCTACAGCTACTGCTGCTGTACCACAGCTTTGAACATATCCTACTCCTCTTTCAAACACAACCATAAATACACTACCATCATGACTGTACCAATAGATTATTTGATTTTCATCTAGGGAATCATCTATGGTATCTACTATTGTATGTGTTGTACAATCTCCGTCTCTCCAACAATCTACGACATTATCAGCATCGCCGCGTGTTGGAGCAAGAATACTTATTTCTCCTTGTGCTTCAGATATATCTGCATTGTAGCAAACCCATGCTCTACTACCATCAACATTCCAAGTGTCTCCTGTTTTAATTAGACGCCACTGGTCATATCCATGATGATATAAAGGCTTAGTGTCTGCTAGAATTATAACTTGCCCATTAACTTTGACTTGTGTTTCCATTCTAACTCATCTCCTAATGCTTCGTGTTCTAAAAATGTGGGGTCGTCTTCGTAATACATTGACTTCCACACTAACTCTGCCATTTGAAACCAAACAGCAACTGCTTTGTCTCTAAAATCTGTGTCACCCCATAGATAATATAAAAGCCACCACTCTTTATCAAATCTACAAACTCTTACTTCTTGTTCGTGCAACTCTGGTAATTCTGTCAATACTCTTAGTCTTTGACTCCCTGCGATTGGGTACCAGTTAGGCATACATAAAAAGGGCGAGCGTATGCCTTCATTCTTTAGTGCTTCTTTTAGTGGTTCATTTGCTGGAACATTCTTTATATTTTCTTGCACTTTTTCTTGTTCTAGCAACCACCCTACTGTTCTTACATACCAAGTATGTGGTGGAAGTGGTATTAGTTCTGCTGTTTCTCTACTAACTCTATCATTAGCCATCTTCATCACTCCAAAAATCATCATGTAAGATTTCTTCCCAACCAGGTTCAAATATTTCTCTCCTATATTCTTCTAGGCTAGGTATTAATCTTATCCCCAATACTGGGGGTAGTTGTTTTATTGCAACAAGAAACTTTGCATATGATTCATTTAATTGTTTTTCTGTGTACATTATCATAAATCGTATGTATCTTCTCCTGTTGTCATCGTTTCTTTTAGTTCTGCTTTTTCATCTGGGTCAAGAGCAGTATGCGGTCCAATCTTTAATGTGTCCCAATTCATTTCTGATACGAATGTTTCTGCTTTTCCGTTTCTCATTTTATCACATTTAAACTTGATACAAGGCTCTGCATCACCCCAGTGCTGTACAGAGTAAGCCGCATCAACAGCATCAAGAATCCCTTTTGAGAATCTTGCCTCGCCTTTTTCATTTGTTTGGAAAGCAGATAGAACTAGAACTTGGTTCTCCTGCGCTAAAGATTTCAGACCTTTTGATATTTCAATTTGCTCAGTCCAATCATATTGACCTGAGCGACCGGGGGCGTTATGGCGTCGAACTTGGTTTAGATAGTCTACTATTACTATACCTAAATCGGGCAGCTGTGCTTGTTTCTGCCTTACTGTGCTAATAATTTTGGCAAGAGTAAGTGCAGGGTCATAAAACACATCAATCTGAGGTTTGTCTGCCAACTTATTTCTTGTAAGTTGATAATGGAACTTATCAAAGTCACGGTGTCCTTTGAATTCAGTTAGACATTCTTGTCCGTTGTCAAAACGGTCTGCCCACCACTCGGCAACTTTATCCCACTCCAAAGGAGAAAGATTTTTAGTTTTTATACGATTAGTAGGCACACCCGTAGCAACGGCACATACTCTTTGTAGTATTTGTCTACTGTCCATTTCTATAGTAAAATATAGAACAGACTTGTCTTTTGCATGTGCTGCCTGTGCAATATTACAGCAAGTAAAAGACTTACCTCCACCACGCTGTCCGCCAATAACGACCAGGTCTTTGGGAGAGAAAGTGTAGTCTAAATCATACTCTTGATTCAGACCAAGTGGCAAAAACTTTTGCAAGTCTTCTTCACTATCAAATAACTCAATCACATCCATACTTTCATTGTCATCTGAGGTTTCGACTTGGTCTTCAACCTGTACTACAATCTCTTGTAATAGGTCAATGTTCTCACGAGCATCCCCTATCGCAATCTGATTTTCTACGAAGTGTTCAACTCTAGTAAGGATTTCTGATTGAGTAAATTGATTCTTGAGATAATCCAACAACAAAGGTGCTGGAACATCCGTTTCGACTGTTTCAATGGCATATATCTTCTCCTGAAGTTCTCTAGAACGAACTTCTAGTTTGAGGTCTTCAAAAGAAGGTAAAGCATGATACTTGTGAACATGTTTGTCTACTATTTTCCACAGTTTACGGTACTCACCTTCAGGGAAATAGTGTTCCTTGAGACTATTCCATGTCCCAAAGTCTGTGTTCGTAAGTATTTGCTTAAGTAATGCCGA